TGTTCTTACTGGTTGTTGGGAGATGAGTAATGTGTTCCCATACAACATTGGATCTATTCAGTTGACTAATGAGCAGAATCAACTCATGACACTGACCATGGGATTCTATTATGAGAGATATAGATTCTTTAACGGATCACAATTCTCAGATCCTGGCACTGGTAGAGAGATTACAATCCCTGGTAGTGTTGGTGACACTGTTGACGATGCTACTGAAAGAAATTCAACCTTAAATACACAAAACACCTATACTGGTGAGACATATACAGTCGCAGGTGTTACATATAGAAGTGACACTGGTCAACCTATCGCATACGACGGATCATATACGGGTCCGAGAACTTAACTAAATAAAAACATGAAGTGAACTACACCTTATGGCATTACCTAAGCTAAACGTACCTAAGTACAAACTGAAACTACCGTCTGACGGTAGGACTGTGAACTATAGACCTTTTCTTGTTAAAGAAGAAAAGTTATTGTTAGTCGCAACTGAAACTGGTGAACAATCGGAAATCATCGATGCTATCAAAGACATTATCAAGAACTGTACGGATCTGGATAGTGTAGATAACTTAGCAACCTTTGATATTGAATATCTTTTCTTACAGATTAGAACTAAGTCTGTTGGTGAAGAAGTTGAAGTGCTTGTCAACTGCCCTGATGATAAGACAACTCAAGTCAAAGCAAAGATTCCTCTTGACCAGATTAAAGTTAAAAAGACTAGAGGGCACAAGACTACTATTCAACTAACTGATGAGTGTGCTGTTGAAATGAACTATCCAAGTCTGGATATGTTTGTGACTATGAACTTTACCGATCAACAAATTACTGTTGATGATGTATTCAAAATGGCAGCAGCATGTGTGAAAACTATTCAAGATCCTAATCAGGTCTACGAATGTAAAGATATTCCTCAAGATGAAATTCTTGCATTCTTTGATGATATGAACAGCGCACAGTTCCAGAAGATTCAAGACTTCTTTGACACTATGCCTAAGTTAACACACACCGTGAAGGTCACTAACCCTAACACTGAAGTGGAGAGTGAAGTAACACTAGAAGGACTGGCAAGTTTTTTCGGGTAGCCCTACTTCATACCAATCTACAATCATACTATGAGGGTAACTTTGCATTGATGCACCACCACAAGTGGAACATCGAACATATAGATAACCTTATGCCATGGGAAAAGGAGATCTACATTGATATGCTCGTCCAACACCTCAAAGCGGAAGAACGTAGAATGAAGGAGAAACAATAGCAGTGGCAAAAATCGTAGCATACAAATTTGTAAATCCAGGAGGAGGATCTGTAAGATCATCTGGAGGACTTGCTGCGAGAAGTCAACTGCTTGCTGTTAATCGTATTGGTGCTAGTACTCAGAGTTTAGCGAACACACTAAATGACATCACAAAAATTAATAATGCATTTAAAAGAACTGAAACTGAGATAGAGAAAAAGCAACGTAGAAAACTACAAAGAGAAAGAGATAACGCTGCTGAAGAGAGACAAGAAGGTAAATCTCTTGAGAAGGGTAAAGATTCATCAGGAGAATATACTAAGGCATTAAAGAGAGGAAAACCAAAGGGTCTCCTAAAAGGTGCTCTTGGAATGAAGAATGGTTTCTTCGGATTCTTAGCAGGATTTCTAGCACCTATAGCAGGTTTGGTGCAGAAACTTATGGCAAAGGCACTCTTCCTTGCGCTATTAAAATACCTATCAGATCCAAAAAAGACTGAAGAAGTAAAAGTTTTTATTGAGAAGTCATCATTCGTCTTCACAAAACTCTGGGAGTTTGGGTCGATGCTTGTTGGCGGTGTCATGGATACCGTTGGACAAGTTGTTGGAAAGGAGTCTACCCTAGTAGAAAGACTGGTTGGACTTGGTAAGATTGTCGGAGCAATTACTGGCATCACACTCTTGTTGCAGGGTGTCAATTTTGTGAAAGATGCTCTTGGTCTTGTAGAGACTGTTGAAGATGTAGCAGATGTAGCAGATACTGCTAATGATATAAGAAGAGCAAATAATCAGAGGAAAGTTGCGAAAGAGTTAGCAGAGCAATTAGGTGAGGGTGCAGGTAAAATAGCAGCAAAACGATACCGTTATATTGTTGAAGAGTTTGGAGACGAGGCAGCAGAGGTCTTCCTCGATACCATGAGAAAGACTGGTGATTTAAAGGAAGCAAACAAAGCAGTTAACGCATTTAGAAAGACAGCAGAGACAGTAGACACTGCTACGGATATCGCAAAAGCAGTAGATAAAACAGACACTGCTAAGGATATCGCAAAAGGATTAGATGCTGCAGGAGATATACCTGCTAAACCTGGTTTTTTCCAGAGAATGTCTCAGGCAATCTCTGATAATAAGTATGTTAAAAAAGGTAGAGGTCTTTTAGACGAAGGAGTAGGCATTGCAAGCAAGGGATTAAAGGATGCAACAAACTTTGTTAGAAATTTTAATTTTGAAGACTTTGCATCAAAACTTCCTAAACTTGATATCAAGTTTCCTAGACTCGGTATCATTGATGGGTTAAAGAGTCTTCCAGAAAAAGTAGCAAAAAGATATCAACAGATTGCTGAGGGCACACAGAAAGCATTGAATTGGGCAAGTAGCGCACTTGGCGGTATCATGGATAATGTTGGTAAGGGATTTGCTTCTCTTACAGATGCAGCAAAAGACATATTTCTAAAACAGGTTTACCAACGGTTTAAACCATTCTTTGATGGTATCGCAAATGTAGTCAAACCCATAGCAAGTAATTTTAAAAAGACATTGTTGTCTATCCCAGGAATGGATAAGGCACCTAAAATCTTGGGTGAGATGGGCATCGGTAGTTTCGGTGATATTTCTAAAGCAGGTAGTAAACTAGGAAAGAGGGCAACCAGTTTCTTACCCTTGGTTGGTAGTATCGCAAACTTCTTATTTGCTTATCAACGTCTGTCACAGGGTGATACTATTGGTGCTTTAATTGAAG